TTGGGGGTAAGTGCCCCTTCGTAGACTGCCAAGTCTACGTCGGCGAAGACGTCCCCAAACAACCTGAGTGCCATCTTGCCAAACTCCTGTAGAAGTTCAGCAGGAAGGTTACGATCACTCTGGCGCACTTCCTTCTCACACTCGACATACTTGCGCAAGGCACTCTCCTCCCGAGCTTTAGAGCACGGTAGAGAGATCTTGCCGAACATCAGCGTAAGCTGACGTACGGCGTAGATGGAATCCTCGCATGGGAAGTCGAGCAGACAACCGGTATCGCGATCGAACACACGGTCAAGGAAACCTCCGAGAAATCGGGGGAGACCGCGCCACCTGGAAAAACCAGGAAAGGCGTCGTGACCTACTTTCCCATCGGCTAGGCTTTTTTCGAAGCTTTTGCCGAAGTCGGGTAAGGATATCGTCAGGAACGACATCCCTTCGTGTTCGGACCGGTCCGAGACGGTTTTGAAATCTCGGATGGTGCTCACATGGCATAATGTGCCGAGTTCAATCGACACACCGTACCAGAGCTCTTTCAGGCTTTTCACGGCTTCCTCCTTAGAGGTTTGCCGGTCCTGCCCGTGAGAGCCGATACTCAGAGAGGATTTCCTGAGCTCCCATCACGGACGCAACGACGAGGAGGACAGACAGAGACAAACTAATGACGACCAAAATCGTCAGAAGAATGAATCTGAACACCTTCACGCCCAATTGCGCCCGCGGGGGAACGTTAGTTCTCCCCACCGAGCAGCTTTGTGATCTGCGCTCCACTCGATGCAGCGAGCCAGACGGCAAAACCGTCCCAGAGCAGTTTCTGCTCTGCTACGGTGAACCCCTGGTTGTCAGGCACGTCAAAAGTGAGACGAGCCTGCATCGTGAATTCCTTGTTGTTCGCAGAGATCAGAGGGTCGGCAGCAATCTTCCGCTGCCGCAACGCGATCGAATGACGACCACGCTTCCCATAGACATGCTGAATGTCAAGGGTGAAGTTACCATCGTTGGTCTGGAACTTACCAGAACCAACACCGGAACCCGTACGCGCAAGCGTCTGGGCAACGGAGTTGATGGTGATCGTAGCTGGATCGGCGTATGCCACGGGAGGAGCTCCTTCATTTGATCTGAGTGAGAAACCACGCAGGGTGCGTGGTCCTGGACTCGAGAGAGGCTACATTGCCTCTCTCTTCCCTCGGGTTAGCCCGAGGGCGGCAAGAATCGCCAACTGTCTCGCAGAGAGCGAAATGTCGTCGATCCCGAATCCATAGGGATTAGCACGAACCCGCTGCTTGTACTCTGACCCTATACTACGGGCCACAGTACCAGAATGCGAGCCCACCGAATCAGTAAAGGAGTAACTTCCTCGGTGGTACTCCGTCACACGCATGTGGCGCATGGCGTAGCCGTACTGCATCACCAAACCGTCGGAACCAAGTTGAGAGATGTTATGAACGACATCTCCAACATTGGTGAACCAATCGACGGCCCAGGACCAGGGCGATAACTCCCAGAGGACCTCCGGAGTGATCCGGGTTCCGAACAGGTAGTTAGAAAGGCTCTCCAATCTACGCAGCTCCCCAAGAAAGGAGTCAGCGACAGGCACGTGATATCTAAACGCGCCGGAGAACCAGTAACGCAGCTCGGTTTCTTTCGTCACCGTGCTATTGGGGCAGAAAATATCCCCATGCGTCCTACCTGTTCCTACGAAGTACGTAGTCTCGAGAGTGACCGGAGCTGGTGTGTACCGGCGCCTGATCTTACGATCAGAATCCCTCACGTACTGCTCTACGAGCTGTCGTGAATTCCTCACGGAATTGAAGAACGACATAACGTCGTTCACCAGGGGGAGCCACCCGAACTCAACGTTCAGGTACTCATTCCCGGAACGCCTAGCGAGATCGACTTGATCTCGCATAGACTCACCCGGAAGGCGCGGTAACCCGTCTCTCTTTAACTCGCCAATGGCAGTTGCGAGAGACGAATTAGGGTTAGTGGGAAGGACTTGCGCAATGGCCGACGTCCCGAACGTATTAAGGTCCGGGATTAACCCCTGCGAAGCAGGGGACTGGCCGTACGCATAGGCATTCATGCCTACCATACCAATCGTGCCTCGGATGAGGCCCGCTTTGATTTTGGAGACCTCCGGAATATCCACCCATGTCCTATGAAGGGTCATGGGTCCACCAACGTCTCCCTCTGATCCTCGAGGCGGGGGCCAGGTACCGGAATGACAGACCGACAAAATCGACTCTGTCTTCTTTCCCTGCTCCGTCTTTTTGGTCCAGAGGTTGGACAGTCCGTTGGGACGGGTCTCATAAGAGACACCGTACCCGCTAGCAAATGTCCGAGTCTTGTACTCGGGCAGAAACAAAACGGACTCCTCCACTTCCTGATGGATATCGCAACAACCAGTTGCGATAGTGGCTTCACGGCACTGTGTGAGTACCGCGTGCGGGTCCTGAGAAGGGCC